ATAGGCATCAATGCTAAGTACAAAAGAATTATGACAGGTTCTCCTATTACAAAAAATCCGCTTGATTTGTATACACAGTGCGAGTTCCTTGATCCGTGGTTATTGGACTTCTCTTCTTACTACGCGTTTCGTAATCGTTATGCTGAAATGAAAACAATGCATGTAAGTGGAAGATCTATACAAGTTGTAGATAAGTTTCAAAACTTAGGTGAGTTATCAGACACTGTAAAAAAATTTTCTTACAGAGTATTAAAAGAGGATTGTTTGGACCTACCTCCAAAGAACTTTATTAAAAGACATATAACCTTGACCCCTGATCAAAAAAAAGTTTATGAACAAATGAAAAAACATGCAATAGCCATGTTAAATAAAAAAGTAACGACTACTGTTAGTGTTCTAACTCAGTTAATGAGACTTCATCAAATTACATGTGGTTATGTAACTGCAGATGATGGGTCTATACAAGAAGTAGAAAGTAATAGAATGAACGAATTAATGTCTATACTTGAAGAAACAGAAGGCAAAGTAATTATATGGGCGAACTACCAATTTAGTGTTGGAGACATTATACAAAAAATAACTAAAAAATTTGGTAAGGAATCTTATGTTCATTACTATGGTTTAACCCCACAAGAAGTTAGACAAGAAAACATTAAACGTTTTCAAAATGATCCAGAGTGCAGGTTTATTATAGGTACACCTCAAACTGGCGGTTATGGTATTACACTGACTCAAGCTAATACTGTTATCTATTATTCTAATGGTTATGACTTAGAGAAAAGATTGCAATCAGAAGACAGGGCACACAGAATAGGTCAAAAGAAAACCGTAACTTACATAGATATTATTGCTGAAGATACTATTGATGAAAAAATTGTAGAAGCTTTAAGAAAAAAAATAGATATAGCGTCTGAAGTATTGGGTGAAGAATTAAAAGATTGGATTTAACTTACGACTTTTCCGCTAGACCATTTCATTTCTGGTAAACCTTCGGTGTATTTTTTACCATCAAAAGTAAGTATTTGTTTTCTGTTAGATCCTTGCTCGTTATAAGATACATGAATCCATCCTGCTTGATCATCTTCTGGTTTATAATATTCAAGAATGCATTGATCAAAGTCAACGTTGTTAGTCAACCAATAAGCTACTTGAATATTTGCAACTCCATTGATTTCAAAGTCTGCTGCACAACCAAGAGCGTGTTGGCTTGTTTTTTTGCTCCCTATAGCCTCACACAACGCTTCTGAGCGGTATCCTGAACTAATACTTATAGGTTTATCGAAGTGTGCTCTAACTGGCTCTAAGACCTCGTAACAGAGATCTCCTAAATTTTTTATCTCTCCAGGCCCTGGAACGTTGTTAATTCCTTTACGAGCAGCAGTCATGCTACGTGTCATCTCTTCAAGAGTAAAATGTTTTGATAATTGCATAATTATTTAAGCATATTTAATAAGAGAGCAATTACTATTCCAAACGCTCCACCTATTATCATCTTCTCCATCCGTTCTAATCTTTGTTTAACTTCTTTGATTTGTTCAAAAGTTTGTTTCTGCATAATTCGACATAGCTTTTCATGCTCGTCTATTTTCTGTAATGCAGATTTTCTAGCCATTATTTTGTAACCCCCGCTACAAAAAAAACCCGATAGGATAAACCTATCACACCGCCCAAACTTTTAATTTTGTTTATCATCATGTTCGTCTCGCAATAACTTGTTCTTCGGGAGATAGTAATGCACTTTGTGTCCTTGTCAACCCTGTTTGAGGATTAACGTTTTGTGCTGTTTGTTTATTAATTTTAGGTGCAGGTGTGCTTGGTAAAGGTGGTGTTTGTATTTTAGCCTGTTGTACTGCCGCAGGTTGTGGTCTTTTACTAAATAAATCTCTAACAGCATCTAAACCTTTATCTATTATACCAGGTTGTTGATCTTCAGGTATTAAAGATCTTTTTTTAAAGTCTCTCAGAATTTCTTTAAATAATCTTTTAGGATAAAAATAATTTTTGTTTATTTGTTCTCCTCTATCTTTCGCTATTTTTTTAGCTTCATCAACTCTTTTTCTCATACGGCCATCATAACCAGTGTAAGGTATATTTTTACCTTTTATTAAATAATTTGAATTTTTTGCTGAAAGTCCTCTACCTCTCATAAGTTTTTTTAACTCTTTAGAATTAACTCCCATTTTTTGAGCGTCTTGTAGGACTTGATAAAACTCTTTATTAACTTGTAAATTTTCTTCTTGAATATCTTTAAACTCTTGTGCCATTGCTTCGGGTCCTCTTTCTCTAAAATCTTGTAGACTAAAAAACTTTTCAGTGGCCGTAACACTTCTTTTGTTTCTGTTATATTCTGTAATTTTATACTGCATTGTTTTTGGAACATTTATGTTTAAGATTCTGACTCCTGATAATAATGCTAAAAGTTCATCTCGTAAATTTGCAGGGGTTCCTCCTCTAGATATATCTTCTTGTGCTCCTTGTAATACTTTTCTACCTGTTGTAATAGCACCAGGTTCTATACCTTTTAATATGTGTGCAAAACTTTTAGAAATTTTATCACCTGCGTTATCTGTATCAGAGTATACTTTTGACCCTGTTTTTGTAAGACCTCCTCTATTACCAATACCTATTTCTGCAGGTAGGACATCTGTAAATCTTTCTAGTGCAATGGATTGAGTTATAAAAGGATCTAATAAAGTTCTGACAGGACCATCTTGTCCAAAAGCTTGAGACAATAATTTAGTACCAACGTCTTGACCTCTTATAGTTCCTTCTTGCCATTCTTTAAACATAGCTTCTATAGGTTTTGTAACTACTTCATATGGACTAAAGTATGAGAAGTTTATTGCTTTTCCCACACCATCTTTCCATTTATTTATAGGAATAAGTTGTGCTCGTTTTTCCCATGGTGCAGATAAACTTCTTTTGTAAGCTTCTATTTCTTCCATGGTCACACCTGTTAAAGCTTGTGCAGTTTTACTAACAGCTTCACCTGTTCCTACTAACGTAACATATGCTCCTAATAATCTTCTAAGTCCCATTTGTCTTAATTTAGGGTTGTTTGAAGAGGCCTCCTTAGCTCCAAGTTCTACTATATTGTATGTTGTTCTTAACATTTCAGCTGGGAAAGATACAAAATTACCGAAAGGTAGTTTTCTAATCCCTTGAATAAATTCAGGAACTTTACTGTATGTCGGATAAGTGTTTCTGATATACCAAGCGGCAGCTTCGTCTACAGATTCGTCAAATGATTTTAATTTTCCTGTAAAAGTATTTTTAGGATCAAATTTTCTACCAACAATTTCATCATACCACTTAGCTATGTCTCCAGTTTTGTTATAAATTCCACGTAGTTGTGATTTTACATACTCGTGACCATACCATTTCCATAAATTATCTCCACCTGCGTAAACTTTTGCAGCACCTTTACCGAATTTAGTAATTACTTCCCCTGATTTTTTTAACACAGTGTCATCAAAAGCAAATTTACCATCTGATAAAGCTCTTATAATTTTATCTAAACTAGTTAATCCTTTGGTATTTTTTATTTCTTGCAGCACAGCTTTCAGTTCTGAAGCTACAATGTTTTCATCTAAAACACCTAGTCTAACTTTATCTTCTACGTTTTTAATAAACGCTTGTTCATCAATTACTTTTCCTGCTCCAAAAATATCATCAATAGTCATTTTTAATGCTTCTGATACAGAGGCTCTTCCTCCAATGTGTCCGTTAGCTAACGGAAATAAACTAGCAGAGCTTACGTTACGTACTTGAGTTACGGGAGACAATACAGTTTTACCGTATTGAGCAGCTACTTTTAGTTGTAGTATATTTCTATAAACTCCGTTTTGTATCCAAGTATCTAAGCCTTTTCTTGTTTGTCTAAACACTTGAGTTAATTCTGGAGTTGCAAATACTTTAGACATGTTACTTTTTAGTATACCTAAACTTTTTATGTCTCCTATTTGTTCCGCATCAAAATATCTTTTAGCATCAGCAGAAGACTTACTTGCAAATAACCAACCTTCATCTAATCCTATTTTAGCTAATTTATCAAAAGATTTTTTATTTACTGCATGAGTTATTGCATGAGAAGTTGTGGTTAACACAGAAGCTTTTAAATTGTTTTCTGGTCCCAATAGTTTTTTAATAGCATCAGGTAACTCTTCTCCAGTTTTAATAATTCTATCTGTTCTTAAAAAATCTTTACCAGCTATATTTTTTAAAACCATCAAAGGATCAGCTCCGTCTTGTTTTCCTGCTTTTAATATTTTATCTGTCAAAGATTCAGCAAACTCATCTATAGCTTGTTTATCTGACATTTTAGATGTTTTTAGTTTTAAAGCTTCTCGTCTTAAATCTCCATTTCCTTGCACAACATTTTTAGATATCCAATTAACTGCACCATCATATATTTTTTTATCTGGTTGATAGTTTGGGTTAGTAAAAATGCTAAATGATTGTCTCATGTAAGTTTTTAAATTGTTTAACATGAAATCTTTTAAATCTCCGGAAGGTAATAAATCAGCAAAATTTTGTTTTATTTTAACCAATTCACTATTCATTGCTTTTGCACTATTTTGTAAATCGGGTGCAAGTGCATTTAATTTTAAATTACCTTTTAAATAAGCAAGAACTTGATCAAGATAATAATCTTGACTGGCTTCTGATGTGGTCTTTGTATTATGTTTTGTTTGAAAGTCTTTTGCTAAATTATATGCTTTATTTTCCAAAGAATCTAAATACTTAGAAATAGTTTTATTTTGTGCTTTTATTTCTCTTTTAGCTTCTGAAGATATTTGATAGCCAAGACCTGTTAATGAACCTTGTGATGTAAATTTTTCTAAAAAACCAGAAAGTTTTTTTAATCTTCTTTCCAATGGGTCTTTACTATCTCTAGAAAATAATTTCCATTTTTGAAACTTAGGTAATTGTTTTTCACCTGTGCCTAATCTAATTGGTGCTAATGCTTTATTAATTACAAAGGCACTTGCTTTTCTAGCTCCTCTACCTACAGGAGTGGGAATGGCCCGTGCTCCAATGTACGTGAGCGGCGATACAACAGCCTTGTCAATTACTTTTAATCCAATGCCTGCTACTTTTGCACCAGGTTTAAAAATACCGTATTTAAATCCAAGAGCTAAAGGTTTGCCTACTAAAGAAAAACCTACACCTAATAAAGCACCATCGGCACCAAATCTTACTCTATTTTTTAATCTAGCTATTGCTAAATCACTGCCTTTTAAACCATCTGTTTTTTCTTCTTTTACAAACAAAGTTTCTTTATCAGGTTCCGATGCTATAAAATCAGTAGCTGCAAATGCAGTTGCCATATACCCAACTCTCTTAGCAATTTGAGATCCTTTTTGTAACTTTGTTCCTGTAGCTGCTAGTCTTTTACTTCTTTGTAATAGTTTAACTCTATTTAAAACTTTAAAAGAAGCTCCTCCTGGAATACCATATTGTGCTAATACTTTTGTAACAGAACCTGTTAACGTCTCTGGATCTTTTATTTTATTTTCTTCATAAATCTCTGTAAGCTTTTCTGTTAACTCTGTTTCTTTACCACCTAAACTTGCTATTGCATCAATACCTGAAGTTAATAAATCACCGACCGCATAGCCTAAATCTTGAACACCTCCTGCAAGACCTTTTTCTATGTCTTCAAAAAAATCTATATAGTCTTTTTCTTTTGCTTTAGATCCTACCTGAAGTTCTTTAAGTCTTTCTATTTTTCTAGGCTCAAACGGATTTGTAGAAAACATTGAAGTAGAAAGATTAGCTAAACCTTTCCAAGTAAATTTTACAGGTTTCTTTTTTTTATTTAAAGTTTCACTAATTATTTTTCGAAGCTCATCCGCTTCGACTTGAGGGTCTTTTTTCTTAAAAGGGTCCATACTACCCCTCCTGTGGTATTGTCAAATTTAAATTATATCTTTGGTTAAATTCATCAACATCTTGTTGATCTCTAATATTTGCAAAATCTAATAGTGCCATTTTACTAGTTGCTAAAATATTTACAACGTCGTCTTCAATAGAGGCAGGTAGCCTAGATCTTAACTCAGTGTAGCTTAGATCTTGCGTTTGAGCACTTTCTTGAACAACACTCATTGGGTTAGTTAAACCTCCTGCTTGATAACCAGCTCTGCCTCCATCGGCCATTCCCGGTAATTGAAAATCAGGACCCAGTATTTCTTTATAGTTTGGAAAGATTGTAGCTATTACATTAAAAAAGTTTTTAATACCTTCTGGATCTGAAGGATCTATTTCACCCGCTTGAGCTGCACCTTTTAACATAGCAGATATTATCTCTCTATTAAATTCTGTATCAGTTTGTTGGCCTAAATAAATAGCTTGTTGACCTCTTATAATTTTATTTAATATACCTTTTTTTTGTTCTTCGTAACCAGATCTTAAATCTGGATCTTCTGTTTCATTTATTAGTCCATTTAATTTTTGTAATTCAGGTGTAAAAGTTGCTTCAAAAGCTTGTGCTGCTTGTTTTTTAGCATATGTTGTAGCATCACCTGTTCCAAGAGCAGCTTCTAATTTTATTATATCTATTTCATTTGCATGTTCTTGATCTAACGCTGCAATATCCGCATCAATTAATGCTTGTGTTTTTTTAGCTGAAGCTGTTCTTGTATCTTCTGCATCTTTCATAGTAATTGCTTTATTGATAGTGTCTCTTTTTATAGCAGCTTGTTCAGCTGATCTTGTAGCTGCCCCCGCTTGAAACTTTTTAAAAGGGTCTTGAGCTGCTTGTGCAGCTGTAGAAAATATATTCCCTGATGGTGTAGCAGAAGCTAAATTTAAACCAAAGCTAGTTAAAAAACCTGGTAATGTTCCAGCACCTAATGGTGATTGTTTAGGGACTGCTCCTTGTTTTCTATAAATTTCATTTAAATCTTTAATATAAGGATTTAAACTTTCAGAAAGACCACCTTCATCGTATTGTTTTCTTGGTTGATTGAGTCCCGATGTAATACCAGAACTTGCAGAACCTCCCATTCTAAACATTGGTCTTTTTAAAGTTCTATTCATTACCTGTTTCCTAAATATAGTCCACCCAATGTCGTACCAATACCAAGGGCAGTTTGTAAAGGTGTTGGGTTAGGTGTAAAATTTTGTTGTATTGAACCAGGATATCCACCCATCAATCCAGTAACTTGAGCACCATACTGTTGTAACTGTTCTTGTGGTAAGAATGCAGCCTGTCTATTAGCTTCTCTTTGTGCGTCTAGTTCCGCTTGTTTTTGAGCTTGATTAATTGAACCTAGTGTACCTAGTTGTGCTACATCTGCTTTTTGTAAACCTGGTACTAATGAAGCTAAACCTTGTTGGTTTCTAAACTGTTGTTGTGCTGCAGCTTGTGCTGCTTGAAAACCTTG